CGTCTTCTCGGACTCGAAAGCATCCGGGAAAACTTGCTTCAAACGAGAGTTAAGCTTCTCGTAATAATCATCTGAGTTTGTAGCAACACCCGATTTGATGAGTTTGGTATGGTAACCAAGCGCAAAACTCGTCATCTCTTCGTCTGATCCAAACCACGGATTCTTTTCTTGCCACCGAAGAGCTTTCTCGTCGGGGCGAGGCACTTCTGCCTCTGGTTGGCGCATTTGTACATTAGTTTCCGGCTCCTGTAAAGGGGTTGGCCTGTAACTTGCAATGCGCTGCGCCTTCATCTTTGCCTCGGTGAGCTCCTCTTGAGCATCAACCAGCGCGTCCGAGTCGCCAGATTCGTAAGCTGCCTTGTATTTGCGCTTAGCTTCTTCCAGATCGTTGGCCACATTCCTCTTGGCCTGCTCGATCAAGGCCGTCTGGTTGCTGTTCAAGGAGCCCTTGAGCTTCTTGTTTTCTTCCACGATGGCTTGGGCAATGCGGATCGCCTCATCCTTCTCGCGCAAGGCAGCTTCTTTGGCGCGGCGTTCCTCGTGGTAGCCCTTGGTGAAGTGCTTGATGCGCTTTTGGACGCCCTCGTCGTACTTGGCCAACTCATCGTCGGTCACGTCTTTCGGAGGCTCGGCCATTGGCGTGCGGTTGCGGTCCTCTTCAGGGGTGTCATCGACGATTTCAATGTCGTCTTTTTCCTCTGGCTCGACTACAGCGCCGCCTTTGCGCGGGTTGTTCGTTGCTTCATCGGGAAACTCAAACTCTGTTTTTTCAAATTCAGCCATGGGTTACTCCTTTGCCGCAGATTTCAGCGCCGCAATGTCACGCTTTAACACGCCTTGCGTTGCCAATAGATCGTCGATTATTTTCAAATGCTCCTTGTGCCGCGCTTCCATGATGCTGACAAGTTTTTGAAAATCGGTGGCCCAAAAGCTCATCTTCTGGGTAAGACGGTTGGCGTTGTACCAAACGTAGTCAGCAGTAGTACCTTCTACGGTAATGCTGTCTTTTATTACAAAGTCATCTGTGTTCATACTCTTTGTATCCCTCTTGGGTCCTGCACGACCGCCTCGACAGAATCGTCGTTGATGATGCGCCACTCGGTGCCGTGGATTTTCATCCGCGTGCCGGTGTTCGGTCGGACGATCACGAAGTCACCCACCTTGCAGCTTGGGCCGCTGGGGAATCGCTTCTCGTCTTTGAACGCATCGGGACCCATCTTGGCCACGAACAGCACGGGCGACAACAGCTCTTCAAACTGCATCGTCTGGCCAGCTTTCAGCAAGCCGCCTTCGTACTCTTCTTGTGCCTCGGGAAGCATGCACAGTAAATGGAAAGTCGCTGGGTCTGGGACCTGCTTGGCCTTGTCCTCAACAGGCTTGTTGAGAAGGCCGGATAGGTCCACCGCCTGAACATCAAAGTTAGTCGTCATTGTCATACTCTTTCAGTTTTCGCACGAGGTCGCCGGATTCAGATTGTGCGGCCCGGAGACCTCGGATATGTCCGCACAATTCTTTATAGTGGTCGTAGGATTTGCACCCGCCGTCCGCCATAAAATTCACAAGAGATACAACACGCTCTTCAAGTTTTCTGTTGAGCAGTTCCAGTGTTTGGCTGTCCATCACTCTCCTTTGCTTCCCGACGGTTTAGCAGTCGGCTTGGTCATTGACTTCATCAGGTCGGACTGTAATTTGAGGGCGTCACGCTGCTGCTCAAACTGCATCTTCTGCTGATGCTCTTGCTCTGCCATACGCATCTTCATGGCATGTTCTTCTTGCGCGATTTGCATCTCTTGCTGGGCTCGGGCGGCTGCAACTTGTGGGTCTTCGCCTGAGCGTGTAGCCATCTCTTGCGCCTTGAGCTGCATCTCTTGCTGTCGGATGGCCAACTCGCCTTGGACCTTCTGGGCTTTGACCTGAGACTCCTGCTGCTTGATCTGCAGTTCTTGCTGCTGCATCTGGACCAGAGGGTCTTGCATCTGCTGCTGCGCCTGCTGAGCTTGCTGCTGCGCCTTGTCCTTTTGCAAAAGCTGGCTCGCGGCCTGAGCTGTAAGGCGGGAGAGCTGCACTTCCACATCTTCTGGCAAGTTCTCGTTCGGATCGGGCAACGGGACACCCATCTGCTCTTCGATCTGCTTGCGATACACGAAGGCAAGGTGCTCGTTGATGTGCGCCTGCATAGCGGCCATAGTCTGCTGGGCCTGTGGGTTCTGGCCCATCTTGGCCATCATCATTGGGTCCTGCATCAAGCTGGTGTGCACAGCGATGTGTGCGTCGTGATCTTGGAAGATGAACGCCTTGGTGGGCTTGCCGTTGAAGAAGCCCATGTTCTCGCTGATTGGGTCCTTGGGCTTTATGTCGTCGTCGATCGGCACGAGCTTGTCGGCGTTCTTGATGCCAAGCACTTCCAACATCTGACGGTGCAACTGAGGCAAGTCGTAAATCTGCGGTGCACCTTGAGCCAACTGGATGGCCGCTTGGTACTGCATGATCCGCTGCGCCATGGTCGCGCTGTTCGGATCAGACACGGGGATCACGTCCACCATGTCATAGTCTTCTTGCTTGACCTTGCGATCGCCGCCAGCAGGTGTGTACTCGTACTCGCCCGGGGTGTTGTCGCGGATGATGGCCTTGAGGAGCTTGAACTCCTCTTTCATCGAATAGTGGATGCGGGCCTGCACCGCGCTCATGGTCTTCAACTGGCGCTCAAGAATGGCCAGTGTTGTGCCTACGGGCGCATTGGCACTCATATCACTGACCTTCATGTCAGCAACAGAGCCCAGTCGGCGAGCTTCATCAGTGATCTGGTTCAGCAGGGCCAACAGAACTTGCGACGGCTCCTTGTATGGCAGCGGCATGATGTTGTCACGCACTGAGCCACTTGGCACGTCCACATCACGGAACTCACCGGGAGCGATCGGAGTGTCGTCACCCTTGATGCGCAAGCCACGGGACTTCAAGCCACCGGGCAAGTTGCTCAACGTGCCAGCGTCCACCAGTTGGCGGATCAGCGAAGTGCCAGCGCGGGCATAGCCACCGATGATGTGGATCAGGCCAAGGCCATACACACCAAAGCCGGGCACGTAGGTGTACTGCACGAAGTGCTGGCGCTTGAGTTTGAGCTCGTCGTCTTCGTTCCAGTTGCGGCGGATGGCCAGCACCTTGGTGGTCGAGCGGTCGATCGTGATCACATACGGCAGTGCGATCTCGTCCTCATCCTCGTAGCCGGGCAGGTTGTAGTCAACACACATCTCCAGCACTTGGTAGCGGTTGTCTTCTGTGAGGCTGAAGCCTTGGTCCTCGGCCTTGCGCTTCTCAATATCAGAGAAGAACGACTCAGGCTCACCCAAGTCAACATCACGGTAGAAGCCCGCTACCTGTAGTTTCTTAATGTCGTTCTTGGTCTTGCGCATCACATGGGTCACGCGCTCTGCAGTGCGCGAGCTTGGAGCGCCGTAGGGAATGATCAGGTCTTCTGCTGGAATGAAGACTGCTGTCTGACGGCCAATGCTCGGGTCAAAGTAGACCTTCTTGAACGCCGCACCGGCCAAGCCCAAGTTGTACAGCATGCGCTCGTGCTCGGGCCGGTACTCAGGCATCTGCTCCGTGAGCTTGTAGTTCATGTCATCACGAACCCGCTCGGCAGCTTCCTCTTTGAGTTTGTCGATGGCTCCGATGATCTCGGTCTTGACTGGACCCGCAGCGGGGAACGTCTCGATGATGGTCTCGGACTGGAACCTTATGGCAGCTTCAGTAAGTACAGTGGAGAACACGCCGCATGCGCCAGTCCATGGCTCGGTGCGCTCTTCGTACTTCATGCCAAGGACCTCGAGGCCCTTGACATACATGTCCACCCACTCTTTGCGGCTGGCAATGTCGGCTTCAAACTCACCCAAGAGGTCGTCGGCCAGCTTGCCCAGCTCGCCATCGTCCATGAACTCTGCGAGGTTGGCACCGAAATCTTCCGCCGTTTCTTCGTCGGGCATGAGGTCAATCTCTACCCCATCGACGCCGATCCTCACACCGTCTGGGTTCTCAATCTCAATCTCAATCGCTGGAGTGTCGTCTTGCACGATATCTTCAAAGCCCATCCCAAGGGGAGCGCCGCCAATACCGGGGACCATATCTGATGCTGCCATGTCGAATCCTTAATAGAAGCCGCTGCTTTGTCGGCGAAAATACCGTTGTTCCTCTGGCTCGTCGGAAGGCAGTCTCAAGAACCCACCTTGGCGGAACCGCATAAGGGCTAAAGTTGTGGCGTCTACCAAGTCGTCATGCTCCCCGGACGGGAA